CTAGTCGAGCGTGGCGAGGACGAGCGGGTCGGAGGCCGCGAAACTGCCGACCTGGCGGACCCAGACCGGCGCGCCGGGCATGTCGGCGGCCAGCGCGGCGCGGTCCGCCGGCGCGATCGTGAAATGCGGCTCGGCAATGTCCCAGGTGCGCAGCGGCGCCTCGGGCGGGCCGGCGCCGAGCCGGTAGAGCTCGGCCTGCTCGACCAGCGGGGCATCGACTTCGGGCAGCCATTGCCAGGCCCCGCGCGCCCGGCGGATCCAGCCGAGCGCGAGCGCGCCCGACGGCAGCAGGCGCGCCCTCGGGTGGACCGGGGCCAGTGGCCGCAAGCCTTCGCCGTGCCCCTCGATCGGGGCGATGACCGGCGCGTCGTCGGCCTGCCCGATCGCGGCGACGCGCGGCGCGGGCGTGCCGGGGGTCAGCCGGTCGCCGATCGGCAGCAGCGCGGCGTCGATCAGCGTCACCGCGGTCCCGGCGGGATGGCCGGCCCCAGCGGCCGCTTCGGTCCCGCCCCGCCCGCGCAGCAGCCCTTCGAGCCGCCAGCGCCGCGCGCCTTCCTGCACCGCGCGGGCATATTGCAGCACTTCGCGGCCGACCAGCAGCCGGTTGGCCCCGGCCGCCAGCGCCTCCGCGCCCGCGGAGGCGAGGACCATGTCGGGCGCGTGGAGATCGAGCGTGATCGAGGCCTGGCGTTCGAGCAGCCGCGCGGGCGAAGCGCCGAGCGCGCCGGCAAGGGTGCCGCCGATGCTGCGCGCCTGCCCGCTCGGCCCGATCTCTTCCAGCACGCCCCCGTCTTCGAGGTAGAGGCTCGCCCCGCGCCAGCCGGCATCGGCGGCCGACGCGGCGGCGAACGCGGGCGGCCGGGCCGGATCGCCGCGGCCGTCCCACGGCAGTTCGAACGCGCGCAGCAGCGTCGGCGGGGTGGCGCCGTCGCGGGGCAGCGCGGGCCGGCCGGCATCGCCGGGCAGGTCGGCCTCGGCCGCCGCGGCGAGTGCGTGCCGCCGCAGGTCCAGCGCAATGCCGTGTTCGTCCCACTCCCAGCTTTCGACCAGCCACAGCCCCTCAACGCCGGGCACGCGGGCGAGCTTGCCGGGGCCGAGCGCCGGGTCCAGCTCGGCGATCCGCAGCGATAGCCGCGTGCCGCGGGCCCGGGCGCGCACCGCGGCCGCCCCGGCGAGCGTGCGCGCGCGATCCGGTGCCAGCGCGCCGGGAAACTCGATCGCGCGTCCATCCTCGTTGTCGCCGCCGGCACTCGCCGCGCGCTGCAGACCGGGCTGGTAATCGCGCGCGACGTCGTAATACCGCAGCGCCGACGGGGCGGGCAGGGGGCCGGCCTCGCGCTCGAACCGCGGGCCTTCCCATGCCTCGGCCCCGTCGCGGCAGGGGGCGAGCACCGGCTCGGGCAGGTCGATCGCCGTTGCCGCGGGCGGGTAGGCGCCGGCCAGCGCGATCCCGCCGCCTGCCGTATCGGCGGCGAGGGGGAAGAGCCGGTCGATCGTCGCCAGGCTCTCGCGCAGCGGGCCGCCTTCGTAAGAGAACCCTTCCAGCCCGGCCAGCGCGACCTCGCCCCGCGCGCCGGGCACGAGCGGCCCGACCAGGTCGGACAGCGCGAACCCGCCCGCGTCGGCGAGGACTTCGAACGTCAGCGCGGGGATGCGATTGCCGAAATCGGCCAGCTCAAGATCCTCGAACACGGCATAGGCGCAGCCGCGAAAGGCGGGGCAGACGCCCCCGGCGTCGGCGGCGATCAGCGGGTCGGGGGCCTGGTCGCCGTGGCCGCCATAGACGCGCAGCGCGCCGCCGACCTTGAGATCGCCCGCCGCCCCGCGCAGTAGCTTGCCATCGGCCCAGATGCGCCCGAGCCCGGCGATCGGCCGGCTCGACAGCGCGACCGCGAACGAGCTGGAATAGCTGTAGGTCGTGGTCTTCGGCCGCCCCTTGCCGCCGCCCCCGGTCTCGCGGTTCTCGACCAGGTCGGTCGCCCAGATCACGCTGCCGGCCACGCGCATTCGCCCGAAATGGCGCGGCAGCGGCTGGCCATAGCTGGACGTGGTCACCGCCAGGTCTTTCAGCCGCGGGCCTTCGCGCCGGCCCGTGCCGATCACCGCGCCGTCGATCCCGCGCCCGACGATCGTGCCGAGCGCGCCGCCGAGGGGCCCGCCGACGAGCGTGCCGATCGTGCCGAGTACGAGAGTGGCCATTGCAGTCAGTCCTTTCCGCCGGGCCGCCAGCGGCCGAGCACCGGCCAAGGCAGCGGCCCGGGCATTGCCACGACCCGGCGCAACCCGGCGTGGGCATGGATGAAGCGGTCCGCCCCGGCGCAGACGAGCAGGTGCAGCTGCCCGGGCCCGGGTCGGACGATCACGACGTCGCCGGGGCGGGGCGGGCCGCTTGCCGGGTGGAGCGCGCTGCGCCGGGCGATCGCGTCGGGATCGCCCGGATCGGCATTGCGCAGGCCGTAACCCGCGGGCGGATCGGCCGGCAGGCCGGCACTTTCCAGCGCCGCGGCGACGAGCCCGATGCAGTCGAGGCCCGAACGCGGGTCGCGCCCGTGGAGGCGGAACGGCGTGCCGACCAGCGCCCGCGCCGCGCCGGCCACGGCCGGGCCGGGATCGCGCGTCATGGCGCGGCCGGGTAGCGCGCGAGGAGGTCGAGCCCGGGCAGGAAAGGCTCGCCCCGGAAATTGGCCGCGTTGCCGAAACGCGCGGCGCATGTCGCCAGCCGCCCGTCGCACCCCTCGCGCAGGAGCACCCGCGTGCCCGGCGCCGGCGCGGGGTCGAGCGCCCGGTCGAGCACCAGTGCGCCGTCCGACGCCGCGAGCACGCGCATGGCCAGCCCGCACAGCGGCCCGTCGATCCAGCGGACCTGCCCGCCGGGCATCAGCGCGGGATCGGGCGCGGCGAACCGGGCGGTGCCGGCCTCCGCGTCGATCGCTTCCAGCACTGTCTCGTGCGTGAAGCGCGCGGCGGGCAAGCCGCATCCCGGCCCGCAGAACCGGGCCCGGCAGGTCGGCCCGGTGCGGGGGACGAAATCGCGTTCGAGCGCGGCCTTGGCGGATCGCAGTTCGGCCGCGAATGTCCCCGCCCTCTCGCTCACCTGCCCGATCGTTCCGCCGTAGAGCACGGCGGTCTCCAGGCTTTCCCAGCAGACCGCGCCGATTTCCACCCGCGCCCCGTCGAACCGGCCCGCGGCCAGGTCCGCCGCGGCGATCCCGTCGTGGGTCAGCGCCCCGCGCACTTCGGCCTCGTCGTCGGCGAGGCCCGCGGTGCGGCGCAGGGCATGGGGCACGATGCCCGGCGCGGCGCGGTGGAGCAGGCCGCCGAAATGCAAGTCGCGATCGTGGGTAACGAAGCCGAGCGCGACCCCGTCGCGGCGGAAGATCCGCCAGAAGGTCGCGACCGTGTCCAGCTCGCGCGAAAGGAACGCCCGGCTCATGCCGCCTCGCGGATTTCGATCAGCGGGACGGAAGGCGCCTCGCCCGCGGCGAAGTTCGCCCCGGCCACGTCGAGCCGGTCCTGCTCGAACCGCACCGGCACGTCGAACGCGAACCCGGCGCGGATCTCGGCCCCCGGGGGCGGGGCCTCGACGAACTGCACGCGGCCACCGGGCAACAGCGTCCAGGCGAAGCTCTCGGCCCCGTCCACCGACACGCGCACCGTGCCTGCGCGCGGGCGGGTGATCGGCCGCAGCTGCGGCTCCGCCCCGTCGCCATAGGCCTTGACCAGCGCGAACGTGTCGCGCGCGCCGTCGCCGGTGCCGAGAAGCTGGTCGAGCGGGCCGGGCGGGCCGGTCATCCCGCTGGAGCTGTGATCGAAGGGATCGCGCAGGCGAAATCCGCGCGCCGCCCCGCGCCGGGCGCGGAAGAAGGCGATCAGCGTGCCCAGTTCGTCTTCGGAGCGGATGCCGGGCCCGACATCGAACCGCAGCCGGGCATCGGCCCACAGCGTGTTGCGCCGCTCGTGCCCCGAGGCGGTGACCGCGACCGAGGTCGCGAACTCGGGGCTGGCCGCCGCGTCGCGCCCCAGCGCGAGCGGATATTCCACGTCGTCGAAAGCCTGCACGTCGTCGTCCTCCTTCGGCGGCGCGAGCCGCGTGTATCCATCGCGCGCGACCTGCGGCAGCGCCCAGACGTAGCGTTCGCCCACCCCGCGCCCGGCGGCCCGGTCGAGCGCGGCATCGATCCGGGGCCAGAACGCGTCGGCATCGGCGGGATCGAGCACGAAGCCGGAGAGGTAATCCTGCCGCTCGACCGGGTAGCCGAGCCGCGCATCGACTTCGGCGATCGCCGCCCGGCAGCGCGCGTCGAACCCCGCGGTCAGCCAGTCGTAATCTTCCAGCTGGAGCCGGTCGAAAGCCGGCCAGGCCCAGCCCGCCGGCAGGTTGGCCCGTTTCAGTTCGGGCATGGCGGGATCGAGGATCGTCGGGGTGAAGGCGAGCAGCAGGATCTCCGTGTCGCCGCCTGCCGCCCCGCCCGCCGCATCGCGCACCGCCTGCCCCAGCGCCGCGGTCGATTGCGCCAGCAGCGCGCCGGCATCGTCGAGCAGGGCGGTCTGCGCGCCGTCCAGCGGGGCGCGCATGTCGGCGATCACCGGCGGCGCGCCGCCGAAGGCCGCGATCGCGGCATCGTCGTAGAGGCAGGGCGCGCCGCTGTGCGGGACGACCCACCACCATGGCTCGCCCACCTGGAACAGGACCGGCAGGCCCGCGGCCTGCTGCAGCGCGGTGAACTGGACCGCGGCCGATTGCAGCCAGGCCATCGCCTCCCCATTGGCCGGCGACAGCAGGGCGGAGGGTGGGTCCCACCCCGTGCGCGCCGCGCTGCCGTCGTGCGCGCGCTGTTGCCATTCGGCCGGGCAGTGATCGGCCAGCAGCTCGTAGGACAGCGAATTGATCACCGCGTATCCGGCGGCCCCCGCCGCGGCATAGAACCGCTCGTGCCAGCGCCGCGCCGGGGTGCAGATCGCCGCCGGCCGTGCGACCGGCATCGCATCCCCTTCCGCCTCCAGCCGGGGGAAATGGCTCATGCCCAGATAGTGCAGGATGCGGTCGCGGTAGCCGAGCCCGCGGATATTTCGCAGCAGCCGGGTCGGTTCCTGGTTGTAGGCATCGTCGTAAGCGGTCGCGATCCGTTCCCCGTGCGGCGGCAGCATGACATCGCCGATCGCCAGGCTCGCGTGGTCGCCGTGGCACGCGATCTCGCTCATTTCGACAAACCCTTCGGCCCGCGCGGCGAGCGGCGCCGTGCTGCCGGGGACGTAGCCTTCGGGGACCAGCGAGATGAACATGCGGTCGATGTCCGCGGGGTGGACCGGGGTGCCCGGCAGCGACCAGCCGCTGCCCAGGGCGGAGAAGGACAGCTCGATCCGCGCGTCGGTGGGGCTGCCGCTGGCATAGTTCCACAGCCGCACGTACCAGCTGCGCGCCTGCCCCGCCGCGTCGCGCCCCTCGATCGTCAGGGTCGGCCCGTTGGCCCGGTCGAGCGCGACGATCCCGCCCGAACGCCAGTGGAAGCGCAGGACGGTGTGCGAATAGTCGCGCTGGGTTTCATAGGCGAGCAGCGGGTGGTCGAGCCGATCCTCGCTCGCCCAGATCAACCCGGCGAGCTGGCCCTGGTAAAGGAACTCGCAATCGACGCGCAGGGCATCGGGCGCGGTCGCGACCACGCAGGCCATCATCGGGCGCGGGAAATCGACCGTCCAGAAACGCGGATCGAACCGCTGTATCCAGTCGGCCTCCTGCCCCCGCCGCTCGCGCGCAAGCCAATAGGGCATGGTTGTGTGTCCTTTTTTGTGGGAGCCTCAGGTTTTTTGGAGCCTCAGGCGCCGGCGGGGCCATCCGGGCCCTTGGCTATCCTCGCTCCCTGCGGTCGCTGCGGACGGCCGGTCGGCCTTGCGGTCCGCTGGTCGCGGACCGGATCTTTCCCGGCATCCTTGGCTGGGAAGGGGCTTCTTCAGGCGCTCGCGGCTGGGAAAGGTCCGGGGCTGCGACCAGCAGCCCCGCAAGCGCGACCGCGCGCCCGGAGCGCTTTGCGCGGAGGATAGCCAAGGCCGCGGATGCGGCCGCCGGCGCCTGAGGTCAACGGAAACACTTCGGTCAACAAACAAGAAACACCCGCGCGCCGTGCTGCAGCGGGTGGGTGACGAGGCTGACTTCGAACAGCTCCACATCCTCCAGCACGCGGCCCTCGGCCTCGCGGTGAAACCGGCGCGCGCGATAGCCGAAGCTGAGGCCGCTTATCGCGCGGCGGCGCAGCAGGGCGGCGGCGCGCCCGGCGGGATTGTCGAGCGCGGCGATCACGCGCAGGCCGCGCGCATCCTCGCGCGCCCGTTCGATCCAGCCGATCCGCCGGTCGGGCCGGTGCTGCCAGTAGAGCGGCAGGGGCCCGAGCGATGCCGTCCGGCGCTCGGCCAGGGTGCGGGCGAAGGCGCCCGGGCGGATCGTGTCGCGCGCGGCGTCGGCGCGGCCGAACAGCGCGGCGTAGCCGGCCAGCCGGGTCACCGCAGCGCCCCGGCGAGGCCCAGCCGCACGGTAATCCCGATCACGAGCAGCGCCAGCGCGCCGCGCACCAGCCAGGCGATCGCCGCGCGCCAGGCGCTGGCCTTGGCGTCGCGCCAGGCCTGGAGCAGCTCGCGCAGTTCGGCCAGGTCCTCGCGCGCGTCGGGATCGGCGAGGCCGGTGCGCTGGAGCGCGCGGTCCGCGCCGAGATCGGTGGCTTCCTCGACGATCGCGCGCAGCGTCACCAGCTCGCAGCCGCCGTCCTTCGCCTCGGCCATCAGCCGGGCGATCATGTCGGTCCTGTCCATGGGATCGATGTCCTTGTCGCTAGTCCTCCCCAACGACTTGCGTTGGGGAGGTGGGCGACGCCGCAGGCGTCGGTCGGAGGGGCGATGTCGCGCAGGGCCCCTCCACTCCGAGCCGCTTCGCGTCTCGCGGTCCCCCTCCCCATCGCAAGACGATAGGGAGGACCCTCTCTTCAATCACGCCAGCCCCAGCAGCGCGCGTTTCTCTTCGGCGGAGAGGAAATCGGCGGCGCTGACCTGCGCCCAGAGCTTCTCGCGGTCTTCGGCCAGCGCGGGCACGCGGTCGAGATCGACCGCCAGCCTGGCCTGCGGGAACCACGGCTCCAGCCCCTGGCCCAGCCCGGCGAGGATCTTGCCCGCCAGCGGCAGCAGCGTCAGCCGCCAGAGCGCGCGATTGGCCTCGCGGTAATTGGCATAGGTGTTGTCGCCCGGCAGGCCGAGCAGCATCGGCGGGACGCCGAAAGCGAGCGCGATGTCGCGCGCGGCGGCGGCTTTGAGGGTGGCGAAGTCCATGTCCGCCGGCGAATGGGCCATGGCCTGCCATTTCAGCCCGCCTTCGAGCAGCATCGGCCGCCCGGCATTGGCCTGGCCCTGGAAGCCGGCGGCGAGTTCGGCCTTGAGCCGTTCGAACTGCTCGCCGGTCAGGGGCGCGCCGTCGGCCCCCTCGAACACCAGCGCGCCCGAGGGGCGGGCCGCGTTCTCCAGCAGCGCGCGGTTCCAGGCGGAGGCGGCGTTGTGGATCGCCACCGCCTGCTCCGCCGCGGCCAGCGCGCCGGCGCCGTAATGGTCGTCGGCGGGGTGGAAGGCGCGCAAGTGGACGATATTGGGCCAGCCGTCCTCGTCCTCGGGCGCGATCGTCAGCGTCCGGTCGGCCAGCTTGTAGGCATAGGCGGCGGGCCAGCCGTCGTCGCCCGCCACGACCGAAACCCGCTCGGGCCGCAGGGCGAACAGCTCGACCGGCTGGCCGGCGGCGTCCTTCATCACCTGGACATAGGCATTGCCGTGCAGCAGCAGGTGCGCGGCGACCGTCTCGATCAGCGCCTGCCCGGCGCCCGTCGCGCCGACCAGCGCCTCCAGCGCCGGGTCGCTCGGCTGGATCGGCGCGCTGCCGACCCCCTCCGCGACGAGCCGCACGCTGCGCTGGGCGACCGGGTTGTCGAGGTAGGCCCGGCGCACGCTGCGGCCATATTCGTAAGGCGGGGCGCCCGCACTTTCGACCGCGAGCGCCCAGGGCGAAACGAACCCGCGCGCCAGCGGCACGCGAGCCCCGCCCCCGCCCTTGAAGGCGGAAGCGATGGTGGCGAGGAAGGACATGGGGTTTCCTTTCGGGCAATGAAAAACCCTCCCCGTCGCGGACGGCGGGGAGGGTCGATGACCGGCTCTTGCGAAGGGGGGCGGACGGGCCCCGCGGCTAGGGGCTGGGCGGGGCTTCCCACGCCAGCCCGGCGAACTTGAACTGACCGGTGGAGCAGAACACCATGACCTGGGCCGGCGCGAAAGGCCGGCTTTCGAACCGGTGGACGGTCTCGGCAACCTGCAGCTCGCCGGTGCCGTCGGCCGCGATCGACAGGGCGAAGGGGATCGGTCCTTCGGCGCTCACGGGGGGCAGCTCGCGGCGGGGCTGCTGCGCGCCGCGGTCGTTGAAGAAGACGTCGAGCCTCGGCGACCTGGGCGACGGCGCGATCAGCTGAAAGCCGAAGCTGTGGCTCCCGTCGGTCCGCGCCAGTCGCACGCCCGCCACCGGAAGCGTGTCTCCCGATCGCATTTCGACCGGCTCTATCGTCCCGCTGATGCGGAGCGGCCGGGCCGTGTCGAACGTGATCGAGGAGAACCGGCCCGCCTCGACGTCGCAATCGAATGCCAGGTCCTGGGCCATGGGCGTTCCCGGGGCGGCCAGCGACAGCGCCGCGGCCGCGGCGACGAGAGTGCGCTTCATCATCGGATCGTGTCTCCCTTCCTCTTCCTGCCTGCTTACGGGCATCGGTCCGACGCTGTCCATCGCCCTCTCAGATCACCGAGATCCGCGGGCGCGGGGCGGGGCCCAGCATCAGTTCGGTCAGCGCCCAGACGAGCGCGTCGGCGCGGTCGGGGCTGCGGCCGGGGCCGTGGTAGCGGCCACCGGCCATCAGCCCGCAGAGCTGGTCTTCCAGCGCGGGGAACAGCGCCGCGTGGCGAACCCGGCCCGCTTCGTAGAGCGCGGCGACCGGTTCGGCGCGGGCCACCTTGCCGCGGCGGGCGTGGACCAGCCGCACCGGCAGGTCGCGCCGCGCGGCGCGCAGCACGCTGGCGACCATCGCGCCGCCCTGGTTCGCCTCGGCCACGACCCGGTCCGCCTGCCAGGCGCGTGCCGCCTCGGCGACCGCGCGGGCCCAGCTTTCCGGGCTGGCGCGCTCGATCGAGGCATCGGCGAGGACGCGCGCGCCGCCGCAGGGCATCAGCGCGGCGACCACGATCCCGCAGGCATCGCCGCGCGTGCCGGCCGGGGGATCGACCCCCACGACCACGCGCACCGGATCGCCGGGCAGGGCAGCATCCTGCGCCAGGCGGCAGCGTTCGAGCAGCGCGCGGCTCCACAGCGCGCCCTCGACTTCGGCCAGCAGCTCGCCGCCCAGTTCCTGCCGGGCGAAGCTGGTCCCGCCGAACTGGCGCTCGATCGCGGCCACGAACCGGCCCGGCAGGTTGGGCCGGTTGTCGAACGTGGTCCCGCGCGTCACCGCGACCTCGCCCGTGTCCTCCGCCGCCAGCAGGCGCAGGAGGAGCGGCACCGGGCGCGGCGTCGTGGTCGCCAGCGCGCGCGGGCTTTCGCCCAGCCGCAGGCCGAGGGCGAGGTTGTCCCACGCCCGCGTCGCGCGCTCGCCCGCCATGTCCCACTTGGCGATCTCGTCGCACCAGGCATGGCTGTGTTGCGGGCCGCGCAGGCTTTCCGGCTCGCCCGCCGAATAGAGCGTGGCCAGCGCCCCGTTGGGCCAGGTGAGGCGGCGCAGCGAAGGCTCGTAGGCCGGGCAGCGGTGCGGCGGCGAGCAGGCGAGAATGCCGCTTTCGCCCTCGACCATGACCGCGCGCACTTCGGCCAGGCTCGCGCCGACCAGCGCGATCCGGGCGCGCGGATCGCGCTTGGCGATCTCGCGCACCCATTCGGCGCCCGCGCGCGTCTTGCCGAAACCGCGCCCGGCGCAGATCAGCCAGGCGGACCAGTCGCCCGCGGGCGGCAACTGGTCGCGCCGGGCCCACAAGGTCCAGTGGTGGCGCAGCTCGGCGCGCTCGTGGGGCGCGAGCCGGGCGAGTTCCTTCTGCCGTTCGTCTTCCTCCATCCGCAGCAGCTCGGCCAGCTTGCGGTCGAGCTGCGCGTCGAGCGGGTCGTCGGGCGGGTCGTGCGGCGGATCGCCCGCGCGATCAGCGGCCATCGCCCGCGTCCCCGCCGCCGGCTTCGTCGTCGTCCCCGTTCGGGCCGGAGCCGGAGCCGGAGCCGGGGGCCGCGCCGGGGCCGGATTCGGGGCCGGATTCGGGGCCGGATTCGGGGGCGGCGCGCATGGCGATCCGCCGCTGGCGCATCCGTTCCAGCTTGGCATCGATCGAGGCGAGCACTTCGTCCTCGTAAGCATAGTCGTTGCGGCCCCGCTGGCGCTGGACGCTGGCGCGGTGCGCGGCGAGCAGGCGCAGCGCGGTGGCATTGTCGTACTTGCGCCGCGCCTTGCCGGCCGGGGTCGTCGCGCCGGCCAGCTCGCCTTCGCGCAGGCGGCGCAGCAGGTCGAGCTCGAGGTTGTCGTAGCCTTCGCACAGCGCCTCGAACCACTGGTGGGCGAAGGCCGGGTCGCCGCGCCGCGCGCCATAGGCCGCGCCCGGCTCGATCCCCGCCGCCCGGGCGGATGCGGCGACGTTGGACGTGCGCGCCAGTTCCGCCAGGAAGGGCTTGCGCCATGCCTTGCCCGCCGGCGCGCGGCCGCGGGCAGGCGAGGATTTCGCCTTGGTCAT